CTTGGCACTCAGATGTGTTTCAAATGTTTCCAACATTAGGAATAGCAATGAGAGCTAAGACTTTTCAAAATCGCACCCTTGACCGAAGGATCTTACCAAATGGTCAGAACCTTCAAAGGTCTGAACCCATTATAGTGAGCCGTTTCTAATAGGAATGCTCCCTAATAACAGATTCAATAATTCCAACTGTTTCCGAAGATCCAGTTAGAATACCCTCTGAATTTGTCACTCCTTGGTAATAATCTTTAATAATAGCATCTATACGAGATACGGTTATACTTGAAGAACAAGCAAGGTCAATACCAGACCCCACATGTACAATCGAGTGACCCGAATCAGTTAGTGCATTAGTTAAAGAATCCAATTTGTGTGTAGTATCTGAAAGAGTTGAATCCAACAGACTCAACGATCGCTTTAGAGAATCTAAAGCAAGCGTTCCGTCAGAAAGATCAATTTCCATAGTAGTGATCCGCTGCTCCAGAATAGAAATCTGCGATTTATAATATCGGGACAAGTCTACTAAAGTATCTATAACCTTTATATTAGAGTTATAGAAATCTAAAATATCTTGAACCTCCACTTTCGTGGACAGGAGCCTATTACCCAGAGAGCGATTCTCATTTACGAGACTTAGTATAGATATACCGTCAGAAGGAGGAAGGTCCGAAACTACACTTAACAGATCAGAAGAAACTGAATCTGTAGTAGCATCAGACGATCCAACTAAATGAGGTAGACTATCAGAATCACCACTAGATGGCGAGTGCCCTCTATAGTAAATAATTCCAATAACTATAAGAGAGCAGATCACCAAACCGGCTCCAATTCATCATCAGTGGGTCGTATCGCCAGGGACCTCATCCTCAATATAAGGAGGAGGAATATATCCTGACACCCTGTTACGGGCTCCAACTATGGAGATTACACCCACCACGATAAACATGGCGAGTAGGGATTCGAATATCTTCGAAACCTTCAGAATGCAATTAAGATAAAGTTCGGCCAATTTAGAATAAAATTCTATCTTGACCTTACCTCACCGACTTATCCTTTTGGCTCCTTTCAACGGCTGAAGAATCACTAGATAGTCACTCAATGAATAACTAAATGGTAGTTCTATCAGAAGTCTAGGGGAACCTAATGAGATTAAATCGGTAATAATAGATCTTATTGGTTCTTCTTTAATGTTGTTGGAGTCCTCGGAAGCCTTAATAGGTGTTACAGATTGTTTCTGTTTACCTAAATTATCGCTCTTAAATAAATGTTTGGTCATCTCAACCCAGAAAGAGTAGACGGCATTAAAGTCGTCTAATCTCTTTTCATCGGTACGAGATAAAGGCCAAATATCATTACGAAGTTTATCTTCATAGCTATTTCCTTTAAACAGAAAGTTACAATAGAACTCAAGACGTTGAAGTAATATTTTCTTGGGAACACCTTGTGGCCGGAAATGAAAGGCCATTTGGGATTTCCCTCTAGATAAATTATATCAATCTTTAAGTTCATCTGTATCCAATCTGTTAAAAGTATGACTGACCATACCAGTATGAACTCGAGAATCAGAAGCGTCGAAGGAATAGTCTGCTGGTTCCGATAGCGGAGTACCAATGATAGTTTCAAAAGGAACAGTAATCTGTTCAAAATAAATATTATCACCCCCTGAACTCTGAACCATACGGTTACGAGTTATAGGGACATAACTATCAGCCTTCTTATTCATCTGATCGATCGAGTTAAACCAGTCATTGAATGTCCGATCATATCGTTGCATCCTATTTTCAATAAGAGCAACAATTTTCTCAGCAATTACAATGATATCATTATCTTCTAGCTGTCTCATCTCATTAAGAGAAATCATACTGAATCATTCAATTCATGTACGTTTCCCTTGAGGAGAACCAGGCGTAGATAATCAAACAGCTAAAACCCGAGATCGAAGCGGGAGATCCCACAACCTCGATGTAAAAATTCGGGCTTTAGCCTTATAACCATATCCTAGGAAGGAGAAAGTTTGGGATAGGGACATATCTCATTTAGTAGAGAATTCCTTAACTAAACTTGTACTCGTTCAACTGGCAATAACATCTTTTATAGGCACCATATTCATCTGTTCTGAATTAACAAAGAATTTCTTTGCAAACTCTAAGACAAGACGACGGCGACTAATAATAGATTTTGCCAGACCTACTTCTACCCCAAGTTCCCTATTAAGGAACTTAAGATAGTTGTTAGCAACCTTGGAATTGGCAATTATGATATCATCACCCAGGACAGCATAGTCGGTAAAATTATCCACACCTGCTCGTTTAGCGCAAAATGCCACAATAGCATGATGCGTTAAAGCAAGCATGGCCCATGAAGACAGTGCCCCCATAGGTTGTCCTACCGCATAATTAAGCTTATATCTTGACTGCTTTTTACCGCCAATACGTCTCAAATCATCAGAAGATAGATTTAGAGTGTAAGGACGGGCCACCAATAAAGTTACCCAATCAGAACCAAATTCCAAGGATTCAGGTGATAAGGGACCAAATGCTTTAATCTTACGATTTCAGCATAAATCTCAAACCAACGAAACCAAAGTCTTTTGTATTGAAATAGGAAGCCTATCAGTGGCAGCAGAAAGATCTAAAGAATAAAAAGTACGGTGTGGAACAAAACCTGTAGGATTCCCCAAGGACTGTATTAGTCTATACACAGGCTTGGTTTGGTCAAAAGTCCCATCCGTAGGGAAGTTATTTAAAATTTTAAATAACACCTTATGAAGAGGCTCCATGACCCACTGAGTCCATGGATCAACCATGGCAAAGACTCTGATCTTACCTGCAGCCTCGTACTTCAAAGCAAGTTTAGCCAAGGTTCCCTTAGCCCTAGCTCACAACACCTCTTTCCGGGGTGCCATTGAGAAAGGTAAAGGTTCCTTATACTGAAAATTCCAAGTCTTTCCTCCATCAATAGAATAAATTCTATTGTCGGAATCTGGACTCGAATCAAAAGTAGTAGAGCTAACTCAGTTCGTTGTACTATCTCTAAAAGTAGGATCAGCATTACTAATCATACGAATTCTTTCCACAAAATAAGGAGCCCTTAATCGATCCGAAAATCGTTTAAGATTTTCGAATCATGGAGTCTGAACTCAAAGTTTTGATGCTAATCAAATCGATGCCATATGGCTAGATACGATAGATTGCTCAAATTTTGAATCAAGATCCTTAAGGATCCTTGAAGTGGGAGAAGACGTATTTATAGGTCTAAGTACCATTTCGGGTGGATCTACAAAAGAATCACTTGCATCACGCAACAGGGATCTTTGGAAATCGTTGACCACAAAGTCATCCCACGCTTTTTGTATAGAGTCTTTAATTAAAAAGGGTTTAGTTATAGTTGATAACTTTAACTTCCCTTTAAACTGAAGAACTCGATATACACCAAATAAAGTCATTCAAAGGGTAATGAGCCTTTTAGAATAACTCTTATGGATTAAAGCACGAGAGGAACGATGTATCATCAACGGAGAACCATACCTGTTACGTTTAGGACGACATTTAAGCTCAGTAAGATCTTTTACTTTGTACCCTCCAACACTTTGTTGAAGAAGCACTTGACAAGCTTTTAGATACAGGGTTAAACCCGCGTACCCATTATGCTTGTAGATCTTATGAGCCTTACGAGTAAACATAACAACTTGTAAGACAGTATTAGAGCTTATCCGAGGGTGGATTGCTCGACAAACTTTTAACAGTTCGTTGATCAATCCACGTCCCGCATTTCTACGGAACAAATCATTAAATCACTTAACGCGCTTAGCTATTTGGATGGATAAATACCCGTCCTCCGGCTTTGCTCATCTAAGATGACCATTTTTTGTTCTAACTGAAAGCGTAGAGAAACTGCTCTTAAGATTTGCAGTAAATCTGGAAAATAATATATTTTTCATTTTTA